GTGAGCGATCTGTAATAGAGACCACACTAAAGATACAGCAGTCAACAGATTCTCCTTGATGTTTTTCCAAGTCATATAAATACTCCTTACGTATTTTACAGTAGATAGGTGGTATGTCCGCATTTAAATAAGCCATAATTTATTTTATCTCTCCCCAGTTAGGTCCAGATTCATAATCAACTTTATTAGGAACTTCCAAATCTACTGCTTGTTCCATTATTTCTTTTATTTTATCAGCTTGTTCTTGTGATTCAATAGAAAAATCAAGTTCATCATGTATCTGTATGTGAGATAAATAACCTTCTTTATACAGGTTAACCATAGCTCTTTTAGTCATATCTGCTGCACTACCTTGAATTAATTTGTTTAATGCTTTGTATGTAAAAGCTCTACGTGTTGGATTGTTATGCCAATAATTTTTTTTAGGCTTACCATCTTTTTCTTTTATTACATTACCTTCAAAGTCTATCAACACAGGTCCCATTTCTTGTAGTTCTTTCATACGTTCTTCATCTTCTGGTGGTATATATTTACCCCAATCACTACCTTTTAAAATAGGTTCGTACTTAGGAAATCTACAACGTCTACCTAACAATGTTTTTATTTGTCCTTTGTTTAAACCTGCGTTCATAACTTTATTCATTAACTGTTTTACAAATGGTGCTCTACCATGATACTTTTTAAAAAGTTCATCAGCCTTATCTTTTGTTAAATCTAATTCATTCATTAACTTACCTTTACCCATACCATAGAATAGTCCAAGATTAATTGTCTTAGCTTGTGATCTAGGTATGTCTGCCATCTCAGCTACAATTTTGTGAAAGTCTGTTGATGGATCATTTTCATATGAGTCTGCAATATCATTTACAGAAGGTAGTTCAAACTTTAATGCGTAGTGTGCAACAAGCCTTGGTTCCTGTTGCGAGTAGTCAAACGTACCCCACTTGCAACCTTCTTCAGGTATAAATAATGATCTTATCAATGGTCCTGTATCTGGATCTCTTGCTGGAATCTGTTGTAGGTTAGGATTAGAATAACTAAATCTACCTGTAACTGTACCTCCATCATCAGATCTAATCTGATTAATGTCTGCATGTATTCTACCTTTGTATTCATGTTTAATAATAGAATCAATAAATGTAGTTCTGACCTTGTTTATTTTTCTAGCTTCTGCTATCATACGTACTACAGGATGTTTATGTGTAACAAGAAAGTTTTTAGTAAATGATGGCTCATCAGATTTCTCAGTTCTTGAATAAGGTAAATTTAATTTATCGAAAAGTGGAGCAATACTTCTTGCTGCCATTAACTGAACTTCTACTCCTGTTTCTATTTTTATTTGTTGTATTAGGTTTTGTTCTTTTACTGCCAGTGCTGTTTTCAATTGATTGGCTTTCTCGACATCTACCCGCACCCCTAGGAAGCGCATATCAACCAGACAAGGAAACAGATCTGTCTCAAGATTAAATACATCTTGTAAGTCGTCTTCAATAATTATCTTTTTAAATTTTTGCCAAAGTTCTAAGGTAAGTTCAGCGTCAGCTTCAGCATAAGATCCAACTTCCATAGCAGGTAATCTCCACATCTCTGCTTTTGCATCTAGTCCTCTTTCTTTTGCAGCTTCAATTAGTCTAGCTTCATTCTTACCTTTGTTAAGATAAGCCCAGGACATAGTATTTAAGGTATAAGAGAATCTATTCTCATCAATCAATGATGCTGCAATCATAGTATCTACGATTAAACCATTGATTTTTATACCTAAATTACGTATCCAACATACGTCATACATTGCGTTATGAAATATTTTTGTAGCAGGTGATTCGCATACATCTTTAAACCAATCTAAAACTTTTTTACGATCTAAGTTTGGACCAATCTCATGTGCTATGGGAAAGTAACCTTTCCAACCATCAACAGCAACAGCTATACCTACAACTTCACCATTACTTGTAATGGCCCCTGAACCCAGTTTCTTTAAGTCTGGATCACGTGTTTCTAAGTCAATAGCAATTTCTTCTGCTGTTCTTAGATCAGGATACTCTGTAGGCACTAACCATTCTGTTTGAGGTATAATCATTTTTTATCTTTCATATGTTCTATTTCTAAATCACAATAGTGTTTAATCTTGTTTATATCTTCTACACCATTTTTGTTTAAATATCTACAGACATATTTAATTACATTAGCTTGAAATGGATTAAGTTCATTTTTTCTTATGAACGTCCATGGTTGAATAGAGAATTTTTTATAATGTGATCCTCCAACTTGTTTGTCTTGTGGGAATGCTTCATCCCAATCTTTTTTATTTGTCATTTGATTGCCTCCATAATAAAAAACCATATACAGAATGTTAAAAATATATCTGATGTTATAACTCTCATAATTGATACCCCGTTCTTTTTATTTTTGCTTTTAGTTTGTATAGGTTATTTCTTGCTCTTGTGGTTCCTACGTACCAGACTCTATGCTCTTCGTCATTCTTTTGTTGACTACGTTTTATAGATTTAAGAATTTTTTTTCCCATATCTAAACATAAAATTACATTATCTTCTTCACCACCTTTTGCTGCATGTATAGTAGATAACCATATTCTAGCATTGGTGTTTAAATTTTCTCCATTGTCCAACATATTTTTTATATACAATTTTTCTTTTTCATCAGCTTCAACAAATGCATCAAACCAATCTTTATTTCTATTCCATTCAACATTACCTGTGTATTCTTTTAAATCTTTTATAACTCTATCTTCTAATTCCTGATGCCTGGTCCAAGACTCGTACTGCATGGCAGCTTTATAAATATTTACGCCGTAGCTTTTACCTTTATTAGTTTCATAGTATAAATCTTTACGTTTCAATTCTTCAGCTATCTTTACTTGTCTAGATATAGTTCTACTTAATATTAACCATTTACCTTTAGTTAAATCTATTTGACTTAGATTAGATATAGTCAACGATTCTCCCTCAAAATCTCGTGGTAAATAGTGTTTTTCCTTCCTTATACCCATAATCTTCTCAATTGGCTTCTGAGACTCCTCCTGGACGGTTCTAGACACACGTTTAGAGTACTTTAGGACCCTTTCTTTAGCCGGTTCTTTGATAAATCTCTCTACATCTGCACCAGCCCATACAAATATAGCTTGGTCATCATCGCCTGCTAAATAGATATCTTCTGATTTTTCTTTAAACACATCAAATAGTTTCCATTGTAATGGTGATAGATCCTGAGCTTCATCTATAAACACTGCTTTGAATGTAGGAAAGTTTTCTTTGTCTTTAGATCTAATTGTAAGATCTACTAAATCATTAAAGTCATATAAATTTTTAGCATCTTTATATTTAATTAAATTATTACTTATATATTTTAAAGTTGACCACACTATTTCTTTAGGATCATGTTCCCATAATTCGTATTCTTCTCTAACACTAATGCATTTATTAACTGCTTTGTGTATCAATTGAAAATAAGGATTGTCACAAGTTAGATAACTTATTTCTTCTTTGTTATATTTATCTGCGTACTTTACTTTTACATTTATTTCTTTACCAAACTTTTCATAATGATAGGGCTGCATAATATCTTCTTTTTTAATATCTAAAAAATTAAAACAAAAAGAATGTAGTGTCTGAAAGTATGGAAGATTTTTTTCACTTGCTGGCATTCTTTCTTTTGCAACACCTGCAGCTTTTTTACTAAATGCAAAGTAACCTATCTTGTGAAGAGGTGTTCCTAGTCTTGCATATGCTTTTGATCTACTTATAAGTTTAAATGTTTTACCGGTTCCTGGTGGTCCATAGTATTTATAAATCATACAATGTCTTCTTCTGTTTGAAATTCTATTTGTTCATTAAACTCTTCTTCTTTTTCAAAATACTTTAAAGGTATTCTTAAAGTTTTTAATGGTGCATATTGTTTGTTATCAGAATCTTTTCCAGGAAATTTTTTACTGTGATCAAATTTAGCTTGGTCTTCTGGTTTCTTACTAGGGAATAATGCTTTGATCATTAATGATGTTTTAGCTGATGACTCTTTCCATTCATATGTTTTTAAATCATCATAGAATGCACTATATAAAAAGTATGCATACTCATCATCTAATAGTGGTCTACCACTTTTAAATGAATTATACTTCTTAGCTTGAGGATCATTTATATATCTATGAATATGTGCTTTTAATATGTCAGATGGATTAGTTCCTTCCGCAGGTTCTAGTATTTCTATTTTAGATTTTTCAAATAAGTTTTTTAATATTTCATAAAAGTCATTACCTTTTATTGTTGGTGGTACTACGTGTACCTGCTCCAT